ACCTGCGTCTGCACGCCGGTCAACTGGGACGCGAGGGCACCCTGCGCCATGCTGTTCCGGTAGACATCGAGCGCGTTGCCGCTGGCAGCGAGGCCGTTGCCCGCCACGTCCGCCTGCCCCGCGCCGACCACCTTGAGTTCCTGGCGCTGCTGCTGCATCTGCTGGATCGCGCCACTTTCGAGGGCGATCTGTTTGTTTTGCTCCTCGAGGGCCGCCGCTTGGCCAAAGGCCGTGGCTTCCTGCTGCATGCCGCCGACCGCCATCAGGTCGCTCACGGCCCCGCCGAAATCGCCGATCGCGCTGCTGACCCCTTGTGCTGAAACGGTGCCGCCTAAGCCCAGAATACCGGACATTGTGTTAATCCTGGGTTGTGATGAAGCCGCCGATGGCGGTCACCGTGCATGGGTAGGGGCGCGTGACACTCCACGACAGCGCGCTGTTGAAGCTGCTATCGTCATTGAGAGTATCCCAGTGCGTGCCCGTAAACAAGGAGGTAATGGGGAGCAGAGTGCCCGGCTGCTGCTCGAAGGCCACGGGGAATTGCGTGTTCAGGTCCGTGCCGATCGAGACCCCCTGGGCGTTCACCAGCTTGATACCATACTGGGCGAACCGGCGCTTCTTCACCAGCGCGGGGCCGCTGACCGAGCCCGTCTCCTGCGGCATCTCCGGCGGCAAGCAGAGGCCGGTTGTGGTGAAGGTGAACCCGATCACGGCCGGGATGGACAGGTTGGTCGTCGTGACGGTGGCGCCGTAGAAGAACGAGCCCGCCTGGAGTTGCGCCCAGACATTGCTCAGGGCCGCCGGCGTCGCATTGATCGGCTGCGGCGACGTGCTGGTCTTGGTGTAGACCACCGCGCCGGTGAGCACACCGGACACGTCGCTGGAGAACTGGGCGCCCATGGCGACGTTGGCCGCGGTGTAGCTGGAGTAGGTCCCTGTCGCCGTGTTGATTGCAAGCGTCAGGCCACCCGTGGCAGCCATCATGCTGAGAACGCCCTGGGTGATCTGGGACTGCACGAACGCCCCGGTGGAGACGTTGGCCCCGCCGGTCACCGTGGACAGGTTCAGCTTCCACATCAGCGCGCCGGTGACCGAGTTCATCTTGAAGACGTATTGGTGGGTGTGCGTATCGTTTGGCAGGATGCCGACATACGCGAAGACGATGATATTCCCATCCGAGTGGTCGTAGACCACATCGCCGGCCCCGGTCGGGAAGTCGACGCCGATCGGGTCAAGCTGGGCGGCGGTCACTTGGCCAATGGTCGAGAAGCTGATGTAGGGGTTGTTGATGATCTGCCAGTCCGTCCCCAGGGAACTCGTGGGCGCGACGTTCGTGTTGTTCACCAAGCAGGTATAGGCGCAGCCCTGATACTGGATTTTGTTGCCGACCACATACGCCGTCGAGGACGACCATGTCGCATAGCCGGCCGCATAGGTGCCGGCAGACGCGCCGATGATGATTTCCTGCAGGGAGATGTAGTTCAGTTCGTAGATCGAATTGTTGTTGTTGCTGACGGCGAACACGGTGCCCGTCTGGCCCCCGGATTGCCCAGGGGTCAGCAGCACGCTCTGCGCGCCATTGAAGGTGGCACCGGGCGCAGGCGCGGCCCACTGCATCGTGTTGCCGTTGGTCACGCCGAAGTTTGTCGCCAAGCCCGATGCGTTCGCGCTGACCACGAAGGTGGTGCCGTTGGCCGTCACCGCGGCCAGGGGGCCAGGGGCGATGCCGTTCGGGGTGTTGCCGCCGGAACTGGAATTCGACCCGAAGGTCCCGAGGAGCGCCAACGCTTGGCTGATCTTGAACAGCGGGCCTTGCGCTTGGCTGTCGGCGCCGGACACGTAGATGTTCCCGTCCGGTCCGAGGGCGGAACCAGCGAACCCATCGGAGGACCCGGTGATCGTTTGCAGCGGCGATCCCGTGAGGTTGGAACCGTTGCCAAGCGAGTAAGTGTGGATCGCTGCGGCCGCGCTCGAGTTGGTCAGGGCGAACAGGGTTTGCGTCGACCAGTTCACCAGTGCCGTGCCTGGGCTCGTGTCGACCGGCCCGAACGCCGGGTTAGGGATGAACCCGAGGATCGTCTGCGGCGTCGTGTTTGGCGGTGGCAGCACCGTGGAAACCTGGGTGAGCGGCGTGGCCAGGCCGCCGAAGGACTGGCCCTGGATGCCCTGCAGATAGGCCGCGGTGAACAGGCCGCCTGCGGCCCCGTAGGGGACCGTTATCGAGCCATTGCTCACGACATAGTCGCCACAGTCCAGACCCCCAACCCATGCTGTCACCGTCTTCCCGTTCAAGTAGGTGTATCCGTAGAACGTAACGTTCAGGGAGTTGCCGACCGCCTGGGTGGGCGTGCAGGCGTCATCCAGTTGCCAAGCTGAATAGATCGTGTCGCCGATGTCAAACAATTTCGCGGAGAACTCGATGTGGCAGATGCCGGTCACCGGGTCCTGCGTCAGCATGCACAGGCTGTCCAGCGCGCCATCGGGGCTCGGCCCGACCGTGATGCTCTGCACCGTCCGCGCGCTGCCCAGGACGTGGTGATGCCACCCCACGAACACGGCGGGCTCGCTGCTGAACAGCGACGTGCGTTTGTAGGTGCAGCCGGACAGGGTGCCATTGGCCATGCGCAGCCAGATGACCGGGGCGAGTTCCTGCTGGTAGGCGATCTCAGAAATGCCGCTGACCGTCAGATGTTTGCCGGTCTCGGTCAGGTTCGGCGCGGTGTATTTGCCCGAGAAGGTATCCGCGAAGAACTCGAGCAGCTTCCGCTTGTAGCGATGCACCACGGCCAACGTCAGGCCCGTCCGCTTGGGCTCGATGTTGGCGCAGCCATATTTGGTCTGGCGGTGCGCCTGGATGCTGGTGGGCGTGATCGGATCGTTTAGCTGGCTGGCGTGGATCAGCCACTCACCTTCCTGCGTGCCGCACAGGATGCCCTGAGCGTCCGGCTGCAGCCAGTAGATCGGGTTGACCGTGCCGCTGTCGAACTTCGCCGAAATGCCGTTGCTGTCCGCCACGGTGCCGTCCGGCGAGGTCGGCGAGAACGAGGAGAGGTTGTTCGATACGCTGCCGTAAACGCGGTTCTGGCTCGAGATGTTGGCCCCCGTCAGCCACAGACGCCCCTGGTGGTAGCAGCCCGCGGTGGGGTAGCCGGTGGTGCCGCTGAATGCGCCCATCTGGAATAGCACGATCGGGTTGCTCGGGTAGAGGAGCACCGTCGACTGCAGCGTCACGGTGACGATGTTCGGCGGCGACACGGCGGTGATGATGCCCCAGGTCCACGCGGCCACGCCAGCGCCGCTCACGGGCGCCCAGTAGGTGGGGCTGATGTCCGGCTGGGTGCCCGCCGGCACCGTGATGATCGCTTGGTAGTAGGCCGCGGTGCCCGCTGGCTGACCGATCGGGTAGGTCACGACCTGACCGGCCGTGTAGCCGCCGGAGGGGCTATAGTCGAGCGGCTGCTGCCAGATGCGGATGGAGCGCCCGGTGTCGGTCGAGAGGGCTCCGACGTTCGGGTTGAACCCCGAGCCCGAGGTGGTCAACTGCCAAAGCGAGGGGCTGACATTCGGGGCCGCATCGAAGTTCGTGGCCAGGGCGATATAGTCCGCACCGGCATAGGTGACCACGTCCCCGGCGGCATAGGCGGCGGTCGAGGACCATGCCGTGAAGACCCCCGACACGTTGATGACCGCGGTGCCACCACCGGAGACCACGGTGAGTTCAGCCCCGTTGGTCGGGTCCAGATAGGGGCCGTCGAGGAACTGCGCCGCCACGAAGTTGAACGTGGCGAACTGGCTGCTCGAGGGGATCGTGGAGGCGTTCGTGAGCGCCGACAACTGCCACGGGGGCTGCGTGCCCGACAGGAGTAGCGTCTGCGTGCCGCTCTGCACCGACCGGAGGGTCTGGATGTCCGCGGCCAGCCAGGGAGTGGTGAAGTTCAGGACCTTCGAGACCTGCAGGACGACCCCCGGCCCCCAGTTGAGCGCGGCGCCATTGATCGGCACGCCGAAGTCATCGGCGATGGAGAACTGCGTGCCGTTGATCACCGTGATGAAGAAGGTGCGGTTCTGCAACTGATTGCATTGCGCGGTCGGGCTCAGTGCGACGAACTGGAACGCGACCTGATCCAAGCTGGCCCAGGGCGATGCGCTGTCGATGGTGATCACCGCCGGCGTCGCCGTGCTGATCGACACCACGTTGCGGACATCCGGGTTCATCACGAGGTTGGGGCCGGAGAACAGCCGCATGATACCGGGCGTGAATTCCATTACGTAGGGCGATGCCTGCGCCCAGTCGAAGCTGATCACGCGGCCGAGCATGCCCTGGCGCGTCAACTGCGCAAAGCGGAACCCCGCGCGACGCGGCGCGGCCCCCTCCTCGATTGGCAAGCAGTTCAGCATCGACTGCATCGCGCTGTCGTATTTCGGGTGCTTGATGCGGCCCTGGAAGTTGGCGGACCACTCCCCGCCAAGGAAGTTGTCCTGCAGTGGCGCTGCCTTGGCCATGGCCTAAATCCTGCACTGAATGTAGTCGTCCTCGGGCGGCTCGACGGCGCCGGTCTCGATGCCGTCGACAGTGCGCGCCTCGCCCATGAACTGTTTGTAGTCGCGCTCGATCTGCGCCTTCTTGCCCTCGGACTGCGTCAGCCGCTCCACACTCTCGAGCGCCAGGCGCGCCGCGAGGCCCTCGCAGAACATCGGGTCCATCTTCGGCACCTGCGTCACGTCCGCAATAAACCGCAGCATGATGTAGCTGTAGGTGCTCGAAACGATGTAGCCGTCCTGGATTTCCCAGTCGTCGTAAGGTAGGCCGCTGGGCGCGCCGAGGTAGCTGACGCTGCCACGCTTGGGGTCCTGCGGGCATTTGCGCAGGTAGCCGTTCGGCAGCATGAACACGTTGCGCGTGGTGGTCTGGTCGCTGGGGCCAGTGCCGATCGGGTAGGTAAGGTTGATCTGCGCCAGCGTGCCGTATTGCTTCTGCCACTGGCTGGACACCGTGGAGGTGGTGAAGTTCGGCGCCCAGGGCGAGCGCGCGCCATAGGTGCCCCAGAAGCCCGTGGTGGTCGTGGGGTCGTGCCCGACGTTGCTGCCGGCCAGGGAGTAGTAGATGATGCCGTCGATGCCCATGACCGTCGCGTTGGCGGCGTAGGTGATCCCGACTTGCCACGGCAGGCCGCTGCCATTGTAGAGCGGCGGCGTCTGGCCGATGTTCAGGTCGAACATGCTCATGAAGGTGTAGCCGCCATAGCTGACCACGTTGCCGCGCACATAGGTGGTGCTGCTCGACCATGCGCTGGCGGTTGTCGGCACCGCAACGTTGCCGTTGGTGAGCGACGCGAAGATGTAGGTCGAGCCCGCGTTGTTGGTGGTGTAGACCAGTTCGCCAGCGAAATAGGTCGGCGGGTTCTGGGCCACCGAGCCGGTGACCGCGGACTGCTGCACCCACGCGATGCTCGAGCCCGGCATGTTGTTCAGGTTGTTGTTGATCTGCGAGGCCCACAGATTGCCGATCACGTCCGCTACCACCGCGCCGAGCGAATAGGTGGTCGTCGCGGACCATGCGGGGCCGGTGGAGAAGCCGGAGGAAGCCGGCGGATTGAAGGGGTTCACGCAGAGCGAGCCGAAGAACACGTCCCACTGCAGACTGGCGCCGGGCGTGTTGTTCAGGTTGTTCAGTGCCGAGGACTGCCAGATCACGCCGTTGCCGCTCGGGTCCAGCACGATCGCGCCTGGGCCGTAGCTGATTGCCGCGGACCACAGGTTCGGCACGAACAGGAAGGTCGCGGAGTTGATCGGGCGCAGCGCGGCCAGCTTGGTCGAGAACGCCCAGGTGTTGCGGCGAAGTTCAGCGTCGCGCAGCTTGTCGTAGTTGAAGTAGAACTCCTGCTGCTGCTGGCTGCCGTCCTGGATCGAAAGCGCGGCCGAGGTGATCCGCTTCACACCGCAGTGCTGGCAGGCTCGGTTCGCGATGTCGAGCGAAGTCTGGAATGGGAGGTCGGTCATGTGCCCCTCCCGTTAAGCGAGCGTGCGGGCGCCCTTGAACCCGTGCAGGGTGACAGCGGCGTTCAGGTTGCCGGCGCCCCCGCTGGGCAGCGTCAGCACGACGGCAGTGTTCTGCGCGGCGCCGGCGAGTGGTTGCATGAACTCCACGACGATCTGGGTCACGCCGCCGGTGGCGATGGCCTGGACCTGCACCGGGACGGTGATGGTGCCGCCGAGCAGCCCGGTGATCGTGGCCAGCACGACTGCAGCCGCGGTGGCGCCGCCCATGTAAATCTCGAAGCCCGTCACATACCAGAACAGGTTGGCGTCGGCGGCGAGCGTGGCGGTGGCCGTGGCGGCCGCGACGTTGCCGGACGAGGCACTCGTGACATCCGAGATGATGAAATTGCGGGTTGACATCGGGCGCTCCTACGGCGGAAGGGTGCTGTTGGCCGAGGCGAAAGTCACGATGCCCAGCAGGCAGCCGTTGAGGACAGCGCAGCCGGTGACCACCGTGGTGTCCACCTGGCAGATCATGTTGGACGATGTGGTGATCGACGTGGTGTTGGCGAGGTCAGTCTGGATCGTCCCGATGTTGTTGACGACCAACGTGCCCTGCGCCTGGATGGTCGTGTTGGCGTTGACCACGGCGGTCACCAGCGTGTTGATCGCGGCGATGTCGTTGGTCATCGTCGCCGTGATGGTGTTGCCGACCACGAGGAGGCCCGTCAGCGTGGTCAGGGTGCCCTGGGCGGACACCAAGCTGCCGGACTGCGTCACCGCCTGGGAGACGATCAGGGCGGCCTCAGTCGACGCCGAGTTGGCCACGGTGGTCATCAGGCCGAGCGAGGCTGAGATGTTCGACACGTTGATGGGGACGAGCCCCACGGTGTCCACCGTGCCGACCGCGACGCCGAAGCAAAGAGTTGGGTTGGCGCTCATGGCTGCGGCCTACAGCGGCGGCATGTCGACGCCGGCCTGGCCCCCGGGGATGCCGTTGGACAGAAGATACATCTCGATCGCCTTGAGGCCAAGCATCACGTCTTCCTTGGTCTGGTTGGCGGTCGAGTTGATCTGCACGTAGGTGTCGGCGGACGGGGCGCTGGTGGCGATCGCGACCTTGCTCGGGTTCTGCCCCTGGCCCCGGTTGATCGACAGGAAGTAGGTGGTCATAGGTCGTCTCCTACGTGCCCGGGAACTCGCCCGAACCGGACTTGAAATGATCCAGCGCGGCGGTGAGAGCGCAGCGCAATGCCGAGCCCGTCATCGCCTTGCCGTTGGTCTGCGTGGTGTTCACGGCCACCGTCACGTCCCCCGTCACGGCGGACCCGCGCGACAGCGTGATGACGTTTTGCCCGCTGGAGCGCAGTGGCCCGATCGTGAGGTTGACGTAGAGGGTGGTCATGTTCGTTACACCACGTAGATGACTTCGATGCCCAGCAAGCCGGCGGCCGCGGTGGCGGCGACGGTCGAGACGTAGAGCAGGAAGTCGAAGAAGCCGCCCGGGTCCTGCGCGTAACCCTGGTTGTTCGTGAACCCGAACACGTCCCACAGATCGTCGTCGCGGAACGAGAACGGATAGGTGGTCGCGCCGGCGTTGAAGGTCACGTCCTTGTTGTAGGTGGCCACGCCGGAGTTGGCGGCGACCACCGTGCCAAACAGCTTGTTGGGGCTGCTGTAGGCCGCGACGGTCGTGACGGCGCCGGTGTTGGCCGTGGTCGGGATCGTGCCCTGCAGGTTCACCTGGGTGACATCCAGGGTGCTGTCCGAGAACGCCATGTTGATGTCGAAAGCGAGGGTCGCCGTGGCGTTGGTGTCGCCGCCCTTGAGCGAGAAGAAGACCTGCTTCACCTTGCTGTTGGTCGGGATGCGGCCAAGGCGGTAGGTCGACGTGGTCGACGCGACACCTGTGATGGTGCAGGCGACCCAGTCGGTGTGGATGCGCGCATAGCCTGGGCCACCCTCGCCTGCGGTCGGCTGGATAACCGGGATCGCATCGAGGTTGGTGATGGGTAGCGACTTGAGGTTTTCGACGGTCATAGGAGCCTCCAGCGGAGGGCTGGCGGGCCGAAGCCCGCCGCCGGATTACGGGGTGATGTCGGAGCCGGTCGTGTCGGAGCAGAGGACCTGCACGACCTTGCCGGGCTGCAGGCGGGTCGCGCCATACATCACGGAAGTCCACAAGTCCCACGGCTCGCCCTCGAGGTCGTTTCGGATGCTGACGCGGTTGGTCAGGTCCTTCCAGTTCCCGAGATACATGCCGGATTTGACATAGGCCAGCACGCCGCGCTGGCTGGCAGCGCCAACCGCGGACGGCAGGCGCTCCATGACCTTCACGTTGTAGCCGAGGAAGCGCACCAACTTGCCATCGACCAGCACCGGCCGGTCGTTGAACTCGGTGCTGACCACCTGGACCTGGTTGAGCAGATCGGATTCCTGCTGGCTGCCCATAACCAGGGTCAGTTCGTCGCTGTCCAGGTCATTGTGGTAGTGGCGCAGGATGCGCTTCGCTTCGATCAGCTTGGCGACGGTCAGGCCGGACGAGGCGCTCGACTGGAAGTTCACCGCCACCTGGAAGTTGGTGGTGTTGAACGTCTCGGTCGTGAAGGCGCTCGGGTCCTGGCCCAACTGGGCCGTGCCGGTCGCGGCGGCGATCAGGGCGTCGTCCCAGGCGCGGCCCACGGCCATCGCCGCGTTCTGCGTATACTGGGACTTCGGGTCCACGATCGTCTGCAGTTCATCGAAGCTGTCGATCAACTGATCGATCGACCCTTCCTGCGGGAAGACCCACCGGCGGACGAACTCGGGGTCCGTGCGGTTCTTCGGGGCGAAGCGGCCGGCGGCGGCCTTGAGGCTGATCGCGCCGATCTGGTTCACTGGCGAAGCGGTCTTGCCGGTGTGGAAACCTTCGCGGACGGTGCCGCGGAGCATCGAGCCCATCTGCTGCAGGAGCAGTTCCAGGTTCGTGCTGAACTGAGTGGTATAAAGCGGGATAAGCCCCGGATCGGTTGAAGTCGCCATGACACCCTCGGTGTTGAGATGGTTGGGTCAGTGGCGTGTCCGCGGGCGCGGGGCCGGCATTGGTCGGAGTAGGCTGCCCTTCCGCATGCGGTGTAGGGGCGAGGCGTCGGCACGGCGGCCCCTCTGCAAGCAGGGTAGGGCGGGGTTTGCATCGACAGGAGAGCAGAAACCTACTCCCCTGTCAAGTGCGATTATCGAACCGGCGACGCTTTAATGCGCTTGGTGGTCGCCTTGAGCCCTTTCTTCTGGGCATTGCTGATCTGCAACGGACGCTTTTCCGCCGCCTTGGAGTATTCATGCACCGGGCCACCCTGCCCGCCGGCGCCGCCGTCCGCGCCCCCCTGGCCGCGCTTGCCGGGCGCCGCAAGGGCGGGGCTATTCGCGGGCGCGGGCTCGCGGTTGATGTTGCCGTCGTGCTTGTGCGTCTGCGCGGGGCCGGCGGCCTCGGTGCGCGCCGAGGGCTGGATCGCCGGCTTGGTTGGCATCTTCGACGCGAACCCCTCGTTCTTGGCCGAGCCGGACGGCATCTTGACGCCGCCCTTCATGACCTTGAGGGTGGCAGCGCCGCCGGTTGCCTTCTGGCGCTGCTTGGCGAATGTGAAGGCCATGTTACACTCCCAGCTTGATGCGATGGAGGCTTTCCATCTCGCGTTTCTCCGGCGCACCGCCGGCCATATAGCGCTTCACGAAGTCCTTGTCGGCCTTCAACTCGGTGATGCGGGCTTCCGCCTGCTCGACCGTCATGACGCCGCCCGGGCCGGCGCCGCCCTTCACGAGGCTGTCCTCGCCGATCTTCGAGCCGATCGTGCGGAACATCTCCATGATCTTCTCGTAGCCGACCGCGTTCTCGAAGTTCGTCACCGTTTCCTGGTCGAAGCCAAGGGCACGCGCGGCATTCTGCGCGATCAGGAGGTTCTGGTTGTAGTTGCCGCCCCAGTTCTTCGCAAGCGCGGCGCGGCTCTCGGCCAGGGCCGCAGTCTGCTCGGCGGCTTCGGCGGCCGCATTGCCCTCGAGGTATTTCACGAACTCGGTGGCGACACGCCCCGCGGCGTCCTTCGGCAGGTTGGCCGCGAACGCGCTGTTGCGGAACCAGTCCTGGAACGCCTCGTCCGGCTCGGAACCATCCGCGAACTTGGCGCCGGACAGGTCGTATTCCTTGGCGTCGGCGGGCTTGCCCAGGCGGCTCCAGACGGTGCGCCAGCCGTTCTCGTCGGTGGCGTCCTTGGGCAGCCGGACCAGTTCGGCCGCGGGCGCGCCAACGAAGCGCTCAGCTTCGCGGTGAGCCTTGGCGGTGGCGAGGAACGCTTCGGCTGCCGTCTTGTCGGCGAGGCCACGGTTCTGCAGATAGCCGACCGTGTCCGCATCGAAGCCGGCGTGCCATGCGGCGGCCGGCGGGGCGGGGGGCGGCGTGAGCGTCTCGGACATGGTTCAATCCTCTGGATCATTGCTGGGGTTGAGGCCGTCGACCGGGCGGCCATCGAGTAGCTGGTAAAGCTCCTGACTGGTCAGGTTCAGGTGGTTCTGGATGCGGAGCCAGACTTCCCGGCGCCCATCGAGCGCGGCCGCGACCTGCGGGTCCGCATCGAAGGTGCTCTTGTTGGCATGGCAGAACCGCGCCAGATCAGTCAACACCGCCTGCCCGGCGATCGACCGGAAGGTGGTGAGGTAGTTGTTGCGCTGGCGCCGCCAGTAGTCAATCAGGCGGCCGAACGTGCCGACATTGAGTGCCATCATTCACCTGTCATGAACAGGGTGCGCTCGGCGGCGCGGCGGCGCACGAGGCCACGAAGCTGGTGGCCCCCCGCCATCGTCCAGTCGAGGAAGTAGTCGGACGCGCCCGTGATGTCGCCGGAGTTCAGCGAGCGCAGCAGGCGGCTCGATGCGAAGTTCCCGGCGCCGATGTTGTAGATCAGGTCCGTGAGGGCCACGCGCTGGTTGTCCGTGATCGGCACCGTGACGTAATGAGCGACATAGCCGACCGCTTCCGTCATCTCCTCGGCGAGCCACGCCAGCGCGGTGGCCGCGTCGATCGGGGGAGTGTGCTGCGTCACGCGCGTCGGGGGCGTATTGCGACGGTCCCAGATCGAGCCCGTGCCGATCGTCCAGACGCCGGCCGGGTCCGCATACGCCTCGAGGAACGTGCCCTCGAAGGGCGTGGCGAACGCGGCAGCGCGCTGCGCGATGGAGACCGCCGCCGGCGCCGCTGCGGGCGGAGCCGCGACCACGGGAACCGGCGGCGGGGCAGCCGGTGACGCAGTTGCCGCCGCGTTTGTCCCGGCCGCGTCCTGTTCTTTGATCTCTTTCAGGAGCAGCGCTTCCTCGGCTTCGAGGTCCTGTAGTTGCTTGAGGGCGGCCTCGACCTGGGCCTCGAGGATTGCTTTGTCGGTCACGGCCTAGCCTCCTAGCTGTTGCGCGAGCGGCGGGCCGCCCTGGGCTGGCGCCTGCCCGCCCTGTGGTTGTCCGGTGTTCGGCCCCATGCCCGCCTTCTGCTGCGCGGCCTGGGCCTTCATCATTGCGGCCTGCGCCGGCGCCGCCTGGATCGCGGCCTGCTGCTGCTGCTGCGCGGCGCGGGCCTTGCGCTTCTGGGCGATCTGCTGCGGGCTCGACATCCAGCTTTCGTTGACGCCCTGGATCGCCGCGATGTCGCGCTGCGCCGTGTCGAAGTCGTAGACATCCAGGAGGCTCTGGTCCTGTGTGATCGCCACCAGTTCCTTGGTCGTCTCGACGGTGCGGATGAAGCCCGCGGCGGCGCCGGCCTGCGCAGCGCGGCTGATCGGCGACGTGTCGGTCACACCATAGTGGCCACGCGCCTCGCGGAGCCGCGGCGGCATCGGTGGCAGGAGCCCCTGCTGGGCCAGCAGGTCGATCTCGCGCGGCACCATGTTCCCGATATATTCCGAGTGCTGCCGGCCCATGGTCGGGGCGATCAGGATGCCCTTCTCGTTGGTCCGCTCGATCACCTCGGTCGCCGTCATCGTGGGCGTCTCGGTGAGGATTTGGAATAGGGAGACCAGGAAGGCGTCATTGATCAGCGACCGCTCCTCGTCCATCATCTCCTTGCTGATCTGGATGGTGCCGGTCGGCAGCGGCATGATCAGCGCTTTGCCGTCCGGCGAGACGCCGCCCTTGTTGAGTGCACCCGGCCGCATGCTGATGTCGACCAGCCCGTCCTCGGCGGTCAGCAGCACGGGGTCGGCCGCGCGGTGGCCCTGCTTGAGGAAGGTGCGCTTCTCAGCGTTCAGGGTCTTGAGCGCCGGCAGCACCATCATCGCGGGGCCACGGCCGTAGAACTCGCCGGGTGCCTGCTCGTAGCGCGAGACCGCGTAGGGGAAGCTGTGGAAGCCACCCTCGCCCATGAGCGTCTTGCCGATCACGCATACGT